TCTTTTAAATCTTTTTCTTTACTCATTTGCTCTTCTTTTTTTTCAATTGTTTTTGACATACTTCTCCGTGTTTAAAAAAAGAGGAGGCAGTAGCTACCTCCTCTAAGAACTAGATACCTCTTACAGATTAAACGATTTACCCGCAGACCAATAACAAACATCGGCAGTTTCACCAGCAGGACCCAAGGCGCCTGCTGCAAGTGTCATACCAATGGTTGCATTGTTAACGGTTGCATCGGTTGTCAAATGTCCATAAGTATCTGTTGCAGATACACCGACTGGTGTAATCATAGCTGGACTGAATGGAGCTGCTGCTGTAAGTGGGAATGCAAAGGCAGTAAACCCAGTTGAATCGATATCAACTGTGATCGTGTTATTGCCTGTTGTACCCGTTGTTACAACTGCAGTAATTGTTCCTTCCAAGCCATCCATTTCTACCATGCCAAATGCTGCAGGTACGCTCATTTTGATGCGTTGGCCTACGACATAGTCATGTGTTACAGACGTCACCATAACAGCAGAAGCTGCTTGTGAAATAGCTGTAATGAAACGATGTTTTGGATAGAACATTGTTGAAGGAGCTATGATTCTATAGAAACCTGTTGTGGCTGCTATAGGTTGTGGCATGTGGGCAAGTGCTGCACTTGTTGCTCCAACAACAGCGCCTACACTAAAGTCCATGCTACCACACATTTGCAGACCACCAACGATGGCATCTAAACGAATAATGGAGCTGTTAGCAATGAGACCTGTTGTAGTACCTGTCAATACTAATGGTGGGGCAGCTGCGGTAACGTCAGTCACAGCAACTTGAGCGCCAACAGTAGCAGTTGAACTATCATAAAGTGTAAAGCCAGTACCAGCTGCTATCTCAGATGCTCCCATAGTATCATCAGCTGCAGCATGGAACTCTACTAGGCCAAGTCCGGCAGCCATTCCGCGTCTCCACGTATAACGGCAACCTTCATCAGCTGTTGTTGATATAAAGTTTGTGTAGTTTATAACTTCCATCCAATCTACATCCGATCGAAGCGCAATTGTCCTGGCTAGACCATCGGACGTAAAACTACCTTGTTGAATAACTGTACTCATAATCTTATCCTTTCGACTTAAGCGAGGGTTGCGCGAAGATTTACCACCCAGTTGTCATTCGTGATGCGTGGCACTTCAGCAAATTTATACCCAACGGTTGCATTAAGAGCCAAAGGACTGTCGTATATTGGCGGACGGTAGATAAATGCAGCAGAATATTCATTCTGTTCAACACAAGCATACGCTTCCATACCTGTAATAAAGATGTTATAGCGGGTTGCAGAAAGTGTTGATGCAGTTGGTGCGGATGATCCGACAGAAGATACTAGGAATCTAACATTACCAATTGATCCCCACTCTGAACGCAAAGCATTCGTAGGTGATGGGTATTGGGCTTTAGAAATAAATCCTTGTACATCATCAAGATTACCAACCAAGTCTGTATGGCACATAGCAAAGTACGCATCCCGAACAGGAGCCGTACCAAACTTGTCTTCACCATCAATACTATCAAGAATTGTTCGTGCGTCGTTGCCAAGCAATGCTCGAACAGCTACGTCGATGTCATATCTTGATACTTCTGTTGGCGTATCGCCATTTACACCACCAACACAGTTAACAACTGTTGCTGTGGTTGCAAGCATGTCACGTACAAGCTGATCTTCTGTTTGTCTCAATGAGACACCAAGACGCTTTGAAGCTTCGTTCAAAACAGGATCTTGGTTTTGAAGAGTTACTTGTTCGTTAAGCTGGATGTACATACCGTAGAAACTCAATTTTGCATCGATGTCAACGGCTGTAAGGGAAGTTGCAGGAGGAGTTACACCTGAATTACCCAGTGGAACTACTGCTGTAGGAAGAGCATTGTAACGTCTCATACGAAGAGTCGTACCGCCCTTTGCCTTCATCTTTTTAAGATCAGCAGGAATTTTATGGATAAAGTTTGGTGTTGGAACGCTCAGTAACTTGTAGCTAAAACTCTGTTGTACTGGCGCAGATAAGGTCGACGTTGTAGTAATCGCCATAATATTCTCCTTGAAAAAACCATTCTTCAAGCTGACGAGGCTTTTCTCACGCGTCAAGAGTATGGGCGAGGTACTCGATTTTCGCTCCTGAAAAGTGACAGCCTCGGCGACAGGCTTGAATTTCGCCAAAAAGAATACAGGGCGCGACCCTAGAATTTCGCTGTACTCATAATAAAACAAAGGTGGAAAAGAAGTAAAGTTTATTTACGCGATACTGGGATCGGACGTATCGTGTCATCCGATCCCAGAAAAAGGAGAGCAGAAGAGTAGTGATTGAAGGTCCACTATTTAGTTGATTCTATCATCTCTCTATAAAGTTGCTTCTTAAGATCCGGTGTCAAACCACCGGCAAAAGCGTTTGCTTTAGATAGAGGGCTGTTACCCTGTTGAGGAGAAACGCTAGTTAACGGACGAGGCTTCGCAGAGTTTGATACGACACGTGCTCTGTCCGATTGATATGTATCCTCTGTATGTATTCCAAACTTCTTTATCATAGTATAAGCGGAGACCGCCTTACTATAGAGATCAGTTGATTCATTAAGGGTGCGTGCGATCTCCGGGTAAGCCAACCTCAACGAGTCGACATTGCCCTTGGAAACAATTTTATCAAAATCAGGAAATTCAATCTTCAGCTTTGCCTCAATGGAAGAAGCAGAGGATTGTTGTTGGTATTTTTCTAGTTGTTTCTCAAGTTTGTTAATTTTTTTAGTGAACTTGGTGAGATGTTTTCCTTCAGCAAGGTCATCTGGAGCAAGATTAACTTCATAATCCTCTTCCTCTTGAGCCGGTTTGTTTGCGGCTTCAAGTTCTGCAAGCCGTCTCATAGCATCATCACGTTCACGTTCAACACGGTCCTTAGATTCACGTAATCTTCTAAAGTGTTCCGCTTGCGCTCGCTCTACTTGTGCGCCCTGCTGCGGTTCTAAGGGTGATTCTGTATTTTGCTCAATTGATTGAGTAGTTTCATCAGTTTCGGAATCAGCTGCTCCTGAAGCTGATATCACTTGCTCATCTACTCCAGGAGCAACTGCCATATCGACGTTTTCTAATCTTTTTTCTTCTTCCACTTATCGCCCTTTATTTTTTCTACCATTGGAGAGTCTTTTTCTTCACCGTTAAGAACTTTACACTGTTTAAATAAGGTGCCATCACAAAATTGTAGTACGTAACGAAGGAGCTGCCATTCAGATTTATCGACAACGGTAGCATTACTCTTAAATAGTTCACATGTATCTTTTGATGGTATTACCCATAAAAACTCAATTGAGTCTTTATCGAGATGATATTGATACACGGCCTGATCGTAATCCGGGGTAGGACAAGATAACCTAGCTGTAAAATAACTTCGCAGAACATTTTTTAATAGCGGCTCTTTTTTTGTTATAACGACAACAAAGAAGTCACCAAGAAAAACCTTCCTGTATCTATCGATGCATATCTGAATATTCTTGTCATAGTCGGTGAGCATCTCCTGCATATACTCTATAGGACTTAACGCTTTATGTTGTTTTTTTAGAAGATCTGTCGAAATTTTTCCAAGTGTCTCTCTTGCCATATTCCGCATCTCCTTTACAGCGAAAAGGGGAGGATGGATAGAACCTCCCCTTTTCGATTAACGGAAAGTTTTTTCAGGTAAAGATCGTTTTAAACCTTTTTTCTTTCCTGTTTTCTTCTTACATGCATTAGAGGGTTTACCTAGAATACTGTAAAAAATCTTCTCTGCCTTATTTTTAGGCCGAGGCATCATTGGCATTATTTACCTTTTCTATACTTATTATCATCCTTAATTTGTTGATCAATACTTTCCATGGTGTCGCCATAGACTTTCTTGTCATATTTGTAATCGTTTTTGTTTTCGAATTTCTTCTTCATAGGTTCTTTGGGAAAAAGCGCTCCTCCTCCAACAGACTCACTGAACATGTTTTCTCCATCATAGTACTTCTTTGCCATCTCCGATCCTTTCGTAGAAACTGTGGGGTTTATTCCACAAGGTTAATAAGTTACCTCTAACTACCAGCCTCCGTATAAGCAAAGTCAACATTCGTGTTGTCGTTGTCGGTCATCACTACTTTATTTACTTTGCCTTCTACAGATTCAACATTTTTTACAATTTTAACGTCTTCTATTTTTTCAAAATCAAGATCTATTACTATGTCAGGTATAAACCCATCTTCTTCAAAGTCGAGCTCAAGTCCAAACTTTGTGTCGCTACAACCAGGTGTTAAAGCAACTACAGAAACCAGGATTCCAAAAGCTAAGAGATACCTTCGCATCATACTTGTTCTCCTATGCTGGGTTGATTGACGGGTTGATTAGGTTGATTAACAGAAGTCTCTTGGGCGATGGCTTCTTCTTGTGCCTGAACAAGCTGTGATAGAGCCATCAATTTCTGTATTTGATTTAAGTCTATGTCGTCTATCTCTTTAAGCGCTTTTACCAGATTAAGCATGCCGGTTTCACGATCCTTGACAGCTTCTGCTCGGCGCTCAACAGCGAGTGCCTTGTTTTCTTCAATTCTGCTGAGACGTTCAAGTCCAAGACCTTCATCCGCAACGGTTCGAGCCTTTGTAAGGTCAATTTGTGCTTGTTGTTCTTGCATAGCTGCTTGCATTTGTATTTGTTCAACTTTAGCCTGTTCTGCTTTTTGCTGTGCAAGAGCATCAACGAGTTTCTTTTTATTTTGAAGTGTTGAAGCTTCAATAAGAATATCTTCAGGAATCGGAATACCAGCTTCGCGAAGATGGAGAAGCTGAGCGAACTGTACTTGTCGTTGAGTAGAGGTATTAACTCCTTCTTCAATGACTGCATCATATGTTCCAAAGGCCTTGTTATAGAATTGTGGAAGCGGTTCTTGCTCGATGATCTTCTTAACTTTTCCTGGCGTAAAGTTTGCTTGAATTGTTTTAATCATAAGCTTGCCAAGGAGTTTTTGAGAACGATCCAGTTGATCGAACAGGCCTTGGAGTGTTGTAAGACCTGCTCCCTGGCGAAGCATGGAAAGGATCCCTGCCTTATCGTCAACAGCAGAGCCTAAGAGTTCTTCATTAACTCCCGATATCTCTTGGATCTCACGAGCAAGTAGTTCTGAAAGTTGAATCATCGATGGAGGAACTTGAGCAGGCATGATCTTCTCAACATCGCTCATCATAGCTTCTGCTTTAAGGGCGAGACCGCGTCCTTGCCCTGACATGAATACATCTTTGGGATTGACTAGGGCGTCTTCCTTGTACTTCCAACCAGAATTTATTTGAGACTCAAGAATATCGAGCTCAATTACTTTACGTCTGTTATAGAGATATTGTGCATCACGAAGTCCGCGAACAACTCCCTGAAGTCTCATGGAAAAATCATTAAGGTTTGGGTTGTAGTAGGCAAACACAGGTACGAACGGATATTCGTCTATACCAAGTGGGTTAGGGCCATCAAATAAAACTCTTCCTTGTACTACTATTGCAACACGAACGGAAGGGATCTCTTGGTCCATAACAGTAACTTGAGGGTATAGTCGAAGATATTCAGCAAGAGCAGCTTCATCACCATTCCACTCCATAGATTCACCAGTCCTGGAATCGACTAACATTCGTTGCGTTCTGTAGTCTCTGTAGTAAAACTCGTCGTAAGTAAGAAGTTTTGTTTTAGCGTGATAACCAGACTCAGGCATGAATTCAAACTTGCCGTCATGAGAATCTACATCAGACAACTCAAGTACTTCATCTTTGCGGTCTGGAAGAAGCGAAATGCATTCTCTTTTTGTGAGAAACGTCCTCTTCCAAAGAGCATTACAATCCGAGAGATCGGCCTTCTTAAAGAAAGGATCTATCAGAAAGCTGTTATGAGCACAATTGTCTACCTTGATGTTTCCTGAGATCGGATCGGTTCTAAAGTCGTTCCATACGTGAAGAAGATTCATACCAGTAACAAGTGATCCATGAAACGCTTCAGATATTGTTTCAAGTACACCTTCTTGCTGGTTAACCCACATAACAACTTTTGTGAATTGATCCGCAGTTTCTGAATCCCCGTTCTCAACAGGAGCTACAACGGTAGACTTTCTGTTACGTCTCTGGTGGCCACTAATCATGTTGGTTATGCGTCTGATTCTGTTGAAGTTGAAGTTACGCTGTTTATTAGCGCTAGGCATCCTGTAGAACTCATCCCACAGGGTTTGATCCCCTGCTTCGAATCGAGCATCGACGTCAGCCTCTGTCCAAAAAGACTGATTGATAGAGATGCTATTTGTATAGAAATTCGACATCTTTTCTAAGATGCCCTTGTCTTTATCACTATAGTAATCAGGGCCTGTTTTGGGAAATAATGGCATTGCTTCGTCCTCGCTATCGATAAGTATCAACCAATCTCTTTTTTACAGTCTAGAGGGGTCTCAATTCGATATCAAGTTTATCATAGAAGTGTCACGAGGCTACGCAAATGGGGGGGGGCGAACATCTACGCAGCTCGTGACAAAAAAAATAATAGCCATGCTTTTTAAAGAAGTAAAATAAATTTAATTAAGAGGCTCTCCCATAAGATCCTGAAGTCTTAATTGAAGTTCAACGAGTTTTCCTACGTTGTTCATTGATCCATCGCCTGGTGAATACTTATATATCGCCTCCTCAATTCTAACTGCAACTTCTATATGTTTGATATTGTTAGCTAGTTCGAGGTGTTGCTCTACAAGGTTTATTGTTTCAGCAATACCAACAATCGAGTCTTCTATTCGTTCAAGTATGGTTTCCATCTGCTTCCTTTGTGTAAACGGGGCCGGCCTCACACATTTAACCAGCCCCAGGGGACACCTAAAACAATACTAACGTACGTTGATACGGGGTAGGCATCAAGTAATTATTTGTTCCTTTTCTCATTAATTTTACTAACACAAGTAAGTGCTGAATTAATAATTGCATCTGCCATGGGTTCTTCTTGGCTGTACTGTCTAAATTTAATAATAAAGTCATCAAACACCTTGAGCATTTCTTTAGAACATCGTTGTTTTACGAAGTCATAGTGAGTCATTGAAAGCAAATGATAAAATTCTTTATCTTTATTTTTATAGAATGTTTTTCCTAGTTCTGTTTCAGCTAAAAGAAAACAAAGTAACGTCCTGTACCCAAGCTTAGATTCTTTACTTTCAACCCTTTTTTCTTTATTAAATATTTTTTTAAATACTATCATTCCTTGACAGAATATACCTTTATTTATTGCCGAATCCTCTTCAAACTCAGCAATATAATGCTTGCTAACTTCAAGTAGTTTCCTAGCAGCAATAGGACTACCTATATTTACATAATGTAAAAACTTGTTATATACGGACCATCTATGTAGATTTTTGTAAATAGACGGGCTCTGTTGCATACCAAATGAAGATGCTGTTGCACACCCCAAAAGAATACAAACCAAAATACTAGTGCGAATATTAGACATAATAGTCCCCTATTTGAAATAGATTATACATAGTACGCCTCTTCTGCTGTAATGCATTTTATATAGCTTTTTCTTGATTGTAAATTACTTATATTCTATTTGGAATGACCATCTTGCGCCCACGCTTCATTTGTCTGAGATGTAGCATTAAATCGATCGCCTCCATGTGCTCTGGGTTTAGACACCTTGGGTTTCCACAGTTCAACTTAACATGGTCGGTCTTCTTGATTGGGCCAACAAGCTCCTGATATACAAATCGTGTTCCATACTGCTTTTGAAGAGCATGATCTAAATAATGAAGCGACCTGAACTGTATCAGGCAACCGTTAGCCTTAGCCTCTGTGCATGAATCTATCTGACAGATTAACGAACAATACCACAGCTTATTTCCCTTTAACGTATCACTCTCGTTTCCGCATATATAACAGCGGACCTTTTTCTCTTCCATTTACTCTCCCCTTTTAGATATCTTATTGACATCTATTATATATCAATTTACACTTAGCGCTATTAATAACAATCTTAATATAAGGAGAAGTTATGAGCAAAATAGGTGATAGAGCTTCCATCATATTGCGATTGCCTACCGAACTAATTGAGGCGATTGACAAAGTCAGATCAAAAACAAGTATTGGAAAAGTTAGTAGAACACACTGGATCTTAGAGCAACTAAAAATTGGTATAGATCAAAGCAACAGTAACTTTACTAAAAATGCCATCGAATGTGGAAAAAAAATTGTAGAAGCTGAGAACAATGTTGGACGGATAATTGCAATATTTCAACTGCTTGAAACAATGAAAAAAAAGATGCAATTTCAAGTTGCGCGTAACTATAAAAATCCAATGTATCTTGTGTTGTTATTAGAAAAACTACAAAGCACTAACTATATGATTTGTCTTGAGCACGCCAATCCTGGTCTTAAAGATCCTATAGATACTGATAAGGACTTAGATATAGAGCTATTTAAGGAGCATGATGAAGTGGTTCTTGACGAAATAAGAGAGTTTTGCAGATTGGCTTTCTATAAAGAAAAAGAGTAAGCCCGTGTCGGGCCGACTCGGGCCGGTAACGTTTATGCTATACTAACCGATTTTACAATTGTCGGGCATGCTTAGGCCTATAAAAATAAGGGACACAAAATGAACGGTGAAGATTTAAAATTAAATAGTGCAATATTACGTTTAATCAAAGAGTTTTCTTCCTTGGAG